GATGAGAGGGGCGCCTACCTCTACAGCGCCGCACCGATCCCTTTGCCCGAAGGGGTGAGCTGGGATGCCCTCACTGCGGTTTTTCTCAGGGAGCTGCAGACCCTTTCCCCCGAAGCCCAGGCCGTCTGGGATGCGTTCAACGAAGACGAAGCCAGCGTCTTCACTGACTATGGCGAGAAGCTGGCGGCGGCACTTCGTGCTGCCGTGGATCAGGTGCTGCCAGAACAGCTTGAACCATCAGCCGGAGATGGTGAGCCATGGCCTCGGGATTATCAGTTGATGTCTGATTCCAAATGGGAGCAGCGTCAGCACACCCGCGCCGAACTCCTTGCCATTGCCGACGAGCTGCATGGCCGCCAACCATGACCTCGACACGCCATAATGTGGTGAGCATCACCAGGCTAGATCCGGCCGCAGCGTCGGATCTAGTGGCTGATGCAGAACGCGAGGCTGCAATGGCGGCTAAAGAAGCTACACTGGCCAAGTGGCAAGCAAGCCTCGCGCGTCGCGAAGCGGCGTTAGCCACGTCGACCGAGGCAATGCTGGCAGCGCCAGGCATAGGGATGCGAGAAGCGATTGCCGCTGACGCTGCAACACAGGCTGACCGTTGTCGAATCATTGCAGCAATTGACGCGCTTCTTCCCGCGCAATCAAAAGCAACTCAATCGATACTAACAGAGTTAAGAAACATTGTAATCAACTCTAGCGTTCTCAGTCTAAAGCGCTAGGGCTACACATAACCCTTCCTAATCACACTCGTTTTTTAACATGACAATCTTTTGTAAATGGCATTTTTGGTTTTTCTTGAGCAGTCTTGCTCTTTGGTTTATGTTAGTTGTGTTTGACACTGCCATCGATCAACTGTGCACCAATCAAATGGTGCGCAATGGATTTGCCTTGAAAGAGTCTCAACAACAGTGCGAGAAATAAGATGGCAAAATGGACAAAGGAACAAATCGAATTCCTGGAAGATTACGCAGGGGAGGTCCCCTTTAGTGTGCTAATAAAACAGTATCACAAAAAATACTCTTTGCCTAGTGAAAGGAGAACACCAGATGCAATGTATAAGAAGCTTTCTAAGCTAGGCTTGTACGGGAGGGCTGTCGATGGTGACTGGCTCTGTACTGCTGCCGTGGCCAAAGTACTAGGCGTGTCAAAGCCTAAGGTGTACCATTGGATCAAAAGACGGCAAGACGTAAGAAATTGCCTCAAGCCGGTTTTCTATCAGCGCAAAGCATTTGCCCCCCGAGCAAGATGGAAGCAGGTCGCAATAGAATTTCCCCACCTATTTGGTGGCATTAGCCAAGAAAGATTGAATGCACTTATAGAAGACCAAGCACTTGCAGAGCAAATTGCAAGAACGTATCAGCACGGAATGAAAGACTACAGCATTATGTGCCTTGAGACAGGTATAATATACAAGAGCTGTAAAGAAGCAGGAGAAGCATATGGAATTGATCCTCACACAGTAGGTAGATACGCCAGAAGATTCCAGGCTGTTCCTGTCTTGGGACTAACGTTTCAGCCTTTACGTTACCCATTTTGTCTTCTCCCTCGGGCAGGCCAGCAAGATCCTTTAAAATCTCTTGGGCCCAAGCTTTATGCTGTTTCCGGACAATCGTGCATTCTTCTTGCTCAAGCTCCGCTACGCGAATTATTGCCTGGGAAAGCATATGTTGCTGGGTAACATAGCTTACCAGCAAGTCATCGTGCAGTTCTCTTAATTGATCGAGTGTAAGCCGTGGTACCGCCCTCCTTGCTTTTTCTAATGTTAACATTCTTTCCATTGGTATTTCCATGTTAAGCCATGATTCATTGCCCGTCATACCTGTTCTCCGATTGGTAGAAGATCCCAGGAGAGGCTCTACCTGGGAGGTTGTATCTGGTGGTACAAGAGGCCTCTTCCACACTTTTGAAAACGCAAACAGGTTTTACATGGAATTGCTGCAAGCACATATCAAGACTTCCTCAAGTTGGCAGGAGCAGGCTCACCAAACTGCACCTTAATGTTAACCATATTCATGACAATTGGCATCAAAACCGACATCACTAATGCAACAGCCATTACCTGTGCAAGTGTCTTTTCCGCTACGACAAGGCGATCATACGCTTTATCGATTTGATGTTGGTGACGGTCTAAATTTTTACTAACTTCTTTTACCTTTTCTTCGATGGCTGCAACGGCTGTTAAAATTTCGGTATGGGTAGTAGGGTCCTGTGTTCTGTGCTCCATGTCTTCATCATAGCCATCGGGTATAGTCTGGAACGTCACCACCTTGACACCATTATGTCTGCTAGCCCCGTTACCGCTTGGCTCAATGCTGCCTCTAAATTCCCTCTTTTGACCAAGGAACAAGAAATCATCCTTGGTCGGCAGGTTGTAGCTTGGCAAGCCATGCCTGCTGACGCTTGCGATCCTGAGCATGAACGCATCAGGCGCCATGGAATTAGAGCTCAGCAACGGTTGACTGAGGCTAATCTGCGGCTGGTGTGGAAGCTGGTGCGCGAAAAATACGGCACCAGCTTGGGGACCGATGACCTGCTTGATCTGCTCCAATGTGGTTCCATGGGGTTGCACCATGCCGCGTCCAAGTTCAACCCGGAACTGGGATATAGATTTACCACCTACGCTAGGGATTGGATCCTCGAAAAATGCCAGCGGTGGCAAGACAACTGTTTGAGACCGATCAGGATTCCAACGACTTTGACAAATACAGCTAGGCGATTGTCCAAAGTCAGAAGAGAGCTTAACGTTAAGCTTGGTCGAGAGCCCTCTCTGAGTGAGCTTTCTAGTGGGCTTGGCAAAACCCCAGACGAAGTCAGGCTGCTGATTCAGCGAATGATGCCCGTATCTAGCCTGGATCAACCTATTCACTCTAGCGTTGATTGCACCCTGGCGGATACCATTCCTGCCCCTGCTTCCGTGTGGAATGATGCCGAACGCCAAGAGCTCAAAATGCGTCTGCAGCTGTTGAGTCAGCACAGATTCGCAAGAGTTACACCCATAAGTGAAGCGCATCAGCTGGACCTTGTGTTAGGTTGAAGCCGAAGAGGAGATCAGTGAAACTGTACAGTTATACAAACCAGCAGAGACTGGCTCCTCTTCCAACTCACCAGCGTAAAACCAGTCAGCAGATATTGGGAATAGCATGGATGCGTCATTTGTGTCGTAGCCAGCCCACGCGGATGCCGGCAATTTAAATGGATACTTCTCTTGTTGAGCTGTATAATGTTCTCGCCATAATTGCATTTCCTCTTCAGTCAGTAAAGCAAACACTAAAGACAAAGGAGTTCCGCTTGGCTCAGTGCTAATTTCAAGTGTCGTCTCCCCCCATGCTCCGCTATTGAAAGTGGATGAAGCATAGCCCGGAAACGACCAGATTCGCTCGACCGGCTCTAAAGATGGTGCTGTTGCCATTAGACCAGAGTTAAAGTAAATGAGCTGGAGGCAAGGTTAAACGAATTACCAGACGCTGAATAGTCTGCGCCAAGATCATTCAATCCAAAAAGATAATCTCCAGATGCAGCCCCTCCATTGGCTACATAATATACAGCTTTGCGAATACCCGTCGCTGTAAGGTTTGCCCATGTCATAGCGGGAAATGTTATTACGGTTTGATTTGTTGTAAGATCCTGGGTTAGAGTAGGTACCACAATCTGGCCACCAGCTGTGTAGTTAGTTCCCGACACTTCACTTGTTATGTTTGCCCTGGTGGTGTGCGTATCCTGGTTCTCGACATAGTTGACATTCACAAGCATGGTTTTGAAAACACTTGTGCCAACAATGATGCGACCAAGAAAAGCATCTTTGGCAGCGCTGTTGTAAACAAAAGAAGCCACGCGAGCAGTACATATCTTCGTTGTCCAATATAGAGAGGCTTATGACGGAGTGAAGTTTCCAGTGCCCCATGGTGGGGTTCCTTGCTGGAAAATAAATTTGTCAAGATATGCGTTTATCCCATTATCAAAGTAACCCTCTCTGCGCCTAGATCCAATGTACATTCTGTTGCCTAACGCTTGAATAGTTCTTGTACCAATTGCTGCTTCTTGCCCAGTAGTGTTGGGAGGGCCGCCAGGGGTAAATGGCATTGTCTGCTGGTAGAAGATCCCGTTAACCCAAACTGCTAGTTGTCCATTAACCCTAGCCGCAGCATAATGATTAAAAGCAGTAAGATCAATGACAACATCTTCAGCAGCCGCGTAGAACAGCAGGTTATCTGTAGTTTTTGCTGCAATAAAGAAGCGTAGCTTTCCACCATTTTGCTGGCCAATCCTCAGGTAGCTGGCATCGCCAATTCCGGCTGTATCATTATGGTTGAAGTGAACGAAGAATTGCGTGGCTGGTGTTTGAGTCAAGAATTTAACACGCCCTTCAAAATAGAAATCACCGCTGCCAACGGTCAAGATAGAGCTGTTGATTTCAAGTGCATCAGTAGTTGCCTCGAAAAATCTAACGCTTGCGTTGCCGCTGTGATAAGCAGCAGTCGAGATAAGCGGATCTCCGTGACGTACAATCGTCAAGCTATTAACACTTTCGTCAATAATGTTTGTGCTATTGTTTGTGCCGTCGCCGGTGATCAACAGCTCGGGCTCGTTGTAGGCAGGTCCTGTTGAAGCTGCACCAGGAGTCCATCCGCCCGTCGCGGCCCACGCGGAACCAGGGGCGGTGCCGCCGCTGAGCCCTGCTGCACCAGGAGTCCATCCGCCCGTCGCGGCCCATGTGGTGCCAGGAGCGGTGCCGCCGCTGAGCGAGGGTGCCCCCGGAGCCCATGCCCCCGTCGACGTCCACTTGACGCCTGGCAGAGTTTGGAGAGACAGGCTGGCACCACCTCCAGTCCATGAAGCCGTCGCGGTCCATGCGGCGCCAGGGGCGGTGCCAACCACCGATCCGGCACCACCTATCCAGGTCACTGTGCCCTTCCATGTGGCACCAGGGGTAGTGCTGCTGCCCGAGTTCCAACCACCGGTAGCGGTCCAGGCTGCGCCGGGAGCGACCACATCCCCTGTCATCGACGCCTTCCCAGGGAACCATGCTCCCTTGGATGCCCACGCAGCACCCGGAACATTGAGCACGTTGATCCCAGCAAGGCCTGGCCGCCAGCGACCGACGGTCTTCCACTGAGCACCAGGGGCAAGCACGGGCAGCTGAGGCATGCCATTGCCGACTGGCGACAGCACCCGTCGCGGCTGAGCCACAATAACAAACTCGACCGTGTGAAGAATTCCTGCAGCCTGCCCCCCCCAGAACTCGCGCACAGTTGGCGCGGATTTGAATTTCCACGCTGTTACAAGAAGTAACGCTTTTGTACTAGCGTCTAGCGATGGAAATAGAGAAGCCGGAATTGCAAAGGCACGGCTTGTGCCATGTGTCAATCGCCAAAAAGAATACAACAACAACAGTGTTGCTGTATTTGTATTCCTAAGTTCAAGTGGAATTTCCCCGTCTAGTCTAACATTACCAGTTCCAAATCGTTGTATGCGACCGCTTGAGGTTTTATGTTCTATGTGAGGATAAGTTTTTGCTGGTGTTCCAGGGAGTACAGATGGCCCCAAGGAGGGGAAGGTTAGAGTTGTCATCTGTAATCATCTCCGTTCACGGAATTACCTGGATTCATTGGTTGGCTTGGCTCAATAGATCCATGAGGCCTAATCCTAAAGTTTCTGATTTGTACTATCCACTGTCTTGTCATATTGTTAAACGCAGGCCCAGAGGCCATGGTATATCCCTGACCGCCAGCATTAATAGGCCGCAGATAAACGTCTTGAGGCAATAAATACACTCCCCTCTGTGGTGTTGTCTGCTGTGATATATTAAAACCATTGATGCCGAGGACAAGCTTCCCGGGCTTATCATCAAAATCGGTAGGGTGATACGAGTAAACCGTACTGGCTCTATCCACAAAAATCCAACTCTGTACGTTTTCTATAGACTTTCCATTCCATCCGCCATCACCCGTCGCTGGCGGAGACACAACGTCGCCATTGCCATTTGTGGCTTCGGAATCTAGCCTGGTATCCAGTTGCTCCCAGAACAAGTCCCATGATGCCGCACCAGGTGATGGTGGCCCTTGAGGACCCCAAGGTGCGCCAGGTTGCCCTCCACCTGGCTCTCCTCCGCCGGTAGGTGGCTTAGGATCGTCAGGGTTTGGCTGGTTGGAGTTTGGCGGACTAGGAGGAGGCACAGGGTCGCCTGGCTGAACAGGAACGTCGGGGCCTGGTTGCTCGGGATCTGATGGCCCACTCCCCCCACCTGGGCCTTCAGGAGCCGACGGATCTGGATCGCCCAGCTCGGGAGGTGCATCAGGGCTGCCCTCGTCTCCTCCATCGGAGGATGGAGGATCTCCAGGATTTGGCGGTGGTAGTGGCACGTCAGGTGCCTCGGGTGGGGGGAGTGGCAGATCATCAACAGGGATTGAGTCATCAGGAAGAGGAGTGGTATCATCATCTGGATTCTCATCACAAGTCTCGCCAGAAAGAGTCATCGGGTAAATGTACCCTTGTGGAGTTGCATTAATGACCGCCATTGCGACCGCACTCCTGCCTCTAGAATCTAAAGGAAAATGCACAAGGTTAAGAATTGTTTTGCCAGTCAGGCTTCTTTCCATGTTTACAATTCTGTAAAGATAATCATGTTTTCCTGAGACTAGTCCGTCAATCACCCGTGGCAGAAGAATACGAACAAGCTTGCCTTCTTGCAGTGCTGCGCTTTTTGGTTCTTCAACTAATGGAACTCTGAGTGTATGATGAACAAGTGTACGATGCGCCACGAGATACGCGCCACATTTTGCAATATGAAATTCTGAACAAGCATAATCGCTTAGATCATGCTGTTCGTATGGTCCATTAATTGCGTCATATGGTGGCTCAAAGAATACTTCAGATGTTCTTATCATTCTTTCCAAGCCTTCGCCTTGTTGCCTCCACATCATCTGAGCGCGAATCGGCTTTCGCTCTGACAATGGGATGAATTGACAATCCCAGCCGCTTAGGTCTAGATGATCTTCTGTCAGCGTGGCGTGAGGCGCAACCCTGCCGGTGAATACAGTGCCATTAGCGTTTGTGGGCAGCAGCGGGTAAAGACCTTCACGTCCATTCACTCTGGATCTTGCTAACAGAAAGTATGGCTTTAGAACGTTTTCACACCAGTCATCAAAAGAGGTTGTAGACTCTCCTCCCAAGTACCCATCAAACCTCATGCCTAAAGATTCTGTAAACCTTGCAGCGTGAATCAAGCTTGTAAAATCTATTAAGTTTTCAGGTGTTCTCTCAATCTTTCGTAACAACAATAGAAACAAATCGACAACGTTTGACGATGGGCCTTCCGTATCATCAATCAGTCTTTTAACGTGTCGACCGCCACGGGAGAAAACATGGATCTGCTTATTCCATCGTGCTTTATCTGGATATGTTTTGACAAAAGATAAAGTATGGAGATCTTCGTAGGTTGCTGGTGAGCCGCAAAACCTTGGCGTCTCCCATGGCGTGTAGGATCCTCCTCGATCGATAATCTCGTTCCCAGGCAGCCATGCACCAGCGCGCTTTGAAAATGCCTGACTGGCGCTACCTACACGGCATGCACATTGAAAGACATCGCTAGCCTGGATCGGATCAATGGGCCCCTCTGAAACCACTAAGTGCCAGGATACGGTCAGTGCATTGCTAGTGTCGTTCTCAAATCGAACCTCACTTGCTGGTGGACTCACAAGGCAACCGCCTACATCATTCTCTCTTCGAGTGAACACCAGAGGCAACGGCGAACCTGTTCGGAGAAGCGACTGTTCGCGGCACAGATCTGAAGCCCCAGTTGCTGCTGTACCCTCAATAGGTGAAACTACAAGGCCAGATTGAATTGATAGAAGATCGAGAGAATCACTCATGCCTGAATCCCTGCTCCTACGAGCTTCGTGGTAGCAGTTCGCCAGGGTATGTTGGCACCAACTGGTGAGATGCCACTGCCTAACTGTATCTTCAGAGTCGAGATTGGCTCATTAGTTGCGGACACAATCTGCCCTCTCGTGATGCCCAGCAGGTCCATTGTATCAGGAGGCAGGCTGTCTCCCCCGTCAAACTCGTAGAGACAAATCTTTGCCATCCATTGGCCAGTGGAAGCCAGCGCATCAAGAATTAGACGCCAGATCATTGGCGTGGCCGGTAGTTCAATATCTGTTGCTCCTTGGCTTGATACATTACCACTAAAAACTCCTGATGCTTCAAACGGGATCCAATCAAATTCTGTGCCAAAAATAGTAACCCTTGCATACCAGTAGCTTTGAAAAGCCGCCTTGACAAGACCTTGCTCGTCATAGATGCACAACGTCAAGGCGCGGTTTCTCATCTCACCCCTGTGGCTCGACGACCGGCTGCGGTTCGCATGTCTCCTAGAGTTTGGCGGCGCGTGTCACGCATCCCTCGCTCGAAGTCATTCATGGTCACATATCGCTTACCATCAAACTCAAGAACGGGTCCTGTGGTTATATTAATTGGGCCTGCTTGTGTTGATGGTTCTTGGCGAACAATCAACATACTGGCAGGGTTTAACCTATCAACAAGAGATTGCAAATCAGCCGTGTTATCTTTTGATCCCTGTTGAACTAATCCGCCATCAGCAAAGCGAGGGATGCGTGACGCTGGCGTAGTACGACCTGCGCTTGCCATAGCATAACCACCACTGGCAAATTGCCTGATGCCATTTCCAGCAAGCACCGCCATGCCTCGTGCTCCAGCTAGGTAGGCAGCAGATGCCGCAGCCATCTTAGAACTGGGAATAATATATTCGCTATCTCTACCTTCACCCACCCATGCAAGTGTGGGGCCCTGAACATATCCGCCAGAAGCAAATGCAGGGATAGGTGGTAGATTAGCTAAGCGTCGTACGTTGTTAACACGTGCAATAACAGAATTACCAATTGTACGCAGCCATCCAAATAATCCATTGAGCAATGAGCGCAGGCTGCTAACTAAAGATGTGAACGCTGATCTTATTGGCTCTACAACCGTGGTCTTGAATACACTGCCTATTGCTCTAAACGCAGAACTAAACCAAGAGCTTGTAGTGTTCCATGCTGATTTAATAAAGGCAACAAGATTGTCCCACAAAGATTTAATTGGTTCTGCTACGTTAGCAGAGAAGGCTTCTGATACTCCGTTCCACGCACTGGTAAGGTAATTTTGCAAAGTATTAACTGTGTTACCAAGCCATTCAATCATTGCGTGCCAACCGGTTTTAATAGGCTGCAAAACATAAGCGGAAAAGGTAGAGGAGATTGCTTCCCACCAGACTATGACATAGGCTTGGATTGTTTGAAGAACATAGGTAACAAAGCCATTCCACATGTTTTGCAATGGCGTTACTACGTAAGCTTGAAAGAATGCTGATATAGATTGCCAAGTAGATGATAGCATCTGAGAAAGTGGCGCCATAGCTTGGGCAAGCCAGGCCATCAACGCAGCCCACCCATTGCGCAATGGCGCAACAACATATGCATTCCAACCCTGGCCAAGCCATGTAAAGAACTGTGCTATTTTATCCCTGAATGCATAGATTGCAACTCCTGCTGCAATCAACAAAACAGCCCAGCCGACTGGGCCAGTGAATATAGCAAGTATCGCCGATCCAATCCCTGACAATGCAGGCAATAAAGAAGCGGTGATGAAAGTGCCAATTCCTGTTAGCACTGGCACTAGTGCACCAAGCCACCCAGCTAGTGTAGCTAAAATGCTAAAGCTTGACATTATGCCAGCCAGTGTAACGATTGCGTTAATAACAGGAAGAGCAACAACTAGTCCGGCAAAGGCAACTCCTAGTCCTACAATCACAGTAGATAAACCAGGGACTTTTTGTACCAGGAATGCAACTGTTCCTAGCACAGGCTTAAGCACGCCAAGGATTGAGTTAATTCCCGGCAAAAGTGTATTGCCAACAGAAATGGCAAGAGCGTCTATATTGTTTTTGAAGATTTTCATCTGCGCGTCAGTGCTATTCATTTGATTGTTGAATTCTTTCTGCATTGATCCCGCAAACGAAGACTTGTCGCCAACCAGTCCAAACGCTTGGTCAAGCAACTTTAAGTTAGTCAGAAGTGGCATGATTGCAGCCTTGCTTTCTTCTCCAAAAATTTTCGTGATCACACCGGCTTGCATTTCTTTGGGCAAGGCGGCAATTCGAGTCAAGACATCTTTCATCGTTGGCAAAGCCTCAGTTTGCATGCGCTTGGCTACATCTTGAGCTTTTAACCCTATCTGTTCAAAAGCGTGTTCAAAAGCTTTTGATCCCGCTTCACCTATAGTTAAAGCTTTCAAGAAATTCTTCATCCCTGTAGCGGCAACTTCTGAAGCTGTGCCCGGGGCGAGAAACGCAGCACCAAGGGCAGCAATCTCTTCCGATGCCAACCCAGACGCCTTGCCAATGGCTCCAATTCGCTTCACTACCTCAACCAGTGCAGCAGGCTCAACCACGCCCTGGAGGTTATCTGAGAGGTGATTGATTGCATCCCCCAGCTTAATGGCTTCATCGAGGCTCAGGCCCATGCCAGCCTGAAACGCCACCATCGCATCACCTGCCTCCGATGCCGCCATGTTGAATGCCGTGCCCATAGTCGCAGCGGCTTCAGTAAATTTCATAATATCTTTCTCGGCATAACCAGCCATGCCGGCCGCGGCAGCAATCTTGGCTAGCTCTTCAGCAGCATATGGAACTTTAGTCGAGAGTTCTACAATATCGGCCGTCATCTGCTTCAAGCCTTCGGGTGACTTGAAGTCCACAACTTTCCGAACCTGAACCATCTGCGTTTCAAGCTCAATAGCTTTCTTCGCTGAGTAGACCAGTCCTGCCCCAATACCTGCAGCAGCAGCAGCAGCCCCCTGCCATGCGGCAGAACTAATAACATCCTTAAAACTTGTTCTTACTTTTTTTGCTTCGCTCTCCAGCCCCGCGAGAGAACGCTGAGCAGCGTTCAAGCCCTTCTCATCAAAGACACTGCGGAGCCTTAGAACCGCTTCTTTCTCAAGGGCCATCAGCGAGTCCTCCGCCGTCGCTGTTGTTTCTTGGTACCCTTGTTCAGTATTTCCACGGCCCTGGCTTCCATGATTTGCAAGTCGTCGAGAAGGTCAATAGTTAACTCTATGTCTAACAACTTAGCTATGACGGGAAGCACCATCATGTTGATGCCAAGAATTGTTTCACCAGCAGTTAACCATTGACGACATGCTCGCAGGAATATATTAACAACCGGCAGATGCTCGGACCATAACTCAAATTCTTCTACTGCTGTATCCAAGATCTGGCTTTGTAGCGAAGATGAGTCAACCCCAAAAGCTACTAGATCAGCCGCAAGTGTGTTTTGTGTTCCAGCACTGGCGCCGCGCTGCTTAAATATAGCATCAACGGCGCCGATTAGTTTCCCTCCTTCGCAGCTTTAATGCTAGTCTTCCATGCGCTCAATACAGAGACCACAAAAATAGGTGCCTTCAAGAATTCCGCTAGATTCTCATCGGTAAAAGGAACCTCATTACCGTCGTCGTCTTTAATATCACTCCAGCCAACGAAAAACCTTTTGAATACTTCTACTCCGTCATCTTCTGTTACATTGTCAGGGTTAAGATCTTCACCGGTTTTGTGTCTCTTGAAAACCCCGGTGAACGTTTGCTTGCGATGCTTTCCACCGTCAACAGGAATATAAACATGTACCGGCCATTTGTATGTGCCAGTAGTGATTTCGCTGATTTTGAAAGACATAGAGAAATAAGTTAATTAAAAAGAATTAAGTTAGCGGCAGGTGATGACAATCTCGTTATTCCCGGAGCCAGTAGGAATACCTCTAAAAGCGTAGTTTTGCATTAAGATGCCGTCGTCATCATCGTTTTCTGGGAATGCTAATTGAATGCTCGGCAGGGAAAAGTCTATAATGTTTCCCCCTGTCGTACCATGGGAGAAGCTTGTTGCTACAGTTGTATGAGCTTCGATCTTTGGATATAGATTCTTTACCGCCAATGTGTCTGGTCGCTCTACCATGATTTCTCCTTCAACTACTCTTTGAGTAACAACATTCCTCTTGGCGCAGTTTGGCAAATCACGAAATGTCATCTCATTGCCAAGGTCAAGCGAAAATCCTCCAAGGCAAAACGCGTAACCATCCAGCAAGAAGTTAGTAGTGTTTCCACTTGCAAAGTGCAGAGGCTCAGCCTGGTTTGCGTATGTTGGAGTCGGCAATACTACATCAGCAGGAGTCACATAAGCTCCCATAAACTCAAAAGAAAATAAACCTACTTCTGCTTGCTCGAAGTTGATTTCAAAACTACCCCTTGAGCCAAGACCAATATACTGAATGCCATCTTGATTTCCAGCTATTGTTAAACTGGAAAAACCAGATGACACAGGAGAATAAACAACTGTGTTGCTTACAATTGTTTCAGAAAAGCCGCAAGCTTTGATGAGTCGTCCCCATGCTGGTGGTGTGCCAGCCGTTCCGCTTCCGGCAATTTCAACATCGAAGTTGAACACTGCCTGCCTCTTGGTGTAGATTACTTTGTTGGCGCCTAGCCAAGGCGTAGCAATCTCTCGCTCAACATCATCCGACTCAACAGAGATCTCAAGGTCCCGGATGATAATTCCATCGTTAACACCAGAAGGGCTGGCGTTAACGCCCTCGGTTGTTTCCTCCTTTGCGATTAATGCTCGCCTGCGAGTTAAAGCCATTCAATCCTCCGTGGTAGTTTGATCGCCAGCCCCTTCGCCTGCACAGTGCGGCCGTGCTGGCTCCTGAATGCATTCCCATCCGCTTCCGTCGGCGCTTTCCACATAGGTCCCGCCATGGGGAGGGTATGGGCCTGGACTGGGTGGCAATGGCTCAGGCACTGGCAAGATCCTTGATGAGTGTCCGATAGGTCACAACGTAGTGAATCTCTACAACCGCAATGTTGTTCACCTCTTGGCCATAGGTTGTTGGCCCTGGTTCAATGTTCATTGAGAGGCCTCCTAACGTCAAATCATCCATGATCCGCTCATGCAATTCCACCAAGAATGGATCAGCAGCAGAATCCGGTTGAGCCTCGTCAATCAATAATAACAACCGAATATCTAGCCGGTTTGGCATGGTAGTAACACCAGCACGATCAGGGCTTGGTGTATTGTTATCCATCTCGATCACAAGAGATGGAAGCGCGTTCCTGCTAAACGCTTCAACCCTGCTGCGATAGATTCTACCTACAAGACCAGCTGTTGATTCTATCGCTTCCAGCAGCGCTACAATGATCTGCTCCCTTATGCTAGGAGTTGCAGTCATTTCACTGGCTGCAATGGAACGTCACACCATACACCATCCGCCATAGGCAAAGGCTTGTGAATAACAGTATACTGCTTGTCGCCAACAGTGACAAGATCGCCATAATCAAGTGAGCCAAGACTGTCGGTTGTAATAGTTAACACATAGTCAACCATCACAACTTGGCCGTCAAGGACTAGCTCTCCATTTTGCGAAAGCATTCCCGCAGTTGTACCATTGCTGGAAACTACGGGAACAGATACATCTCGCAGTAATGATTCAGGCGAGATTTCCCTAATCATCACATGAAGCGTTGAAGGCCAATAGCAACGCAGCTCACGCTGGCTGAGAATGTTCCCGTCTCCGTGTGAAACGCCAGTCGGTACCAGCCATTGCCGTCGGAGCGAGGGATTGCGAGCTTCTGAGCGCCAGCCGTCGAGCCTAGGTCGACAAAGGCACCATCGGCCACATCAGCGTAGGTTCCGCCCTGCGTGGCGCTGTGCTGCACTTTCACGCGCATGCTGGTGGAGGCAGCGCTTGCAGTGGCCGACAGCAGGAACAACGCATCACCGTCAATCGCAGTAAGGTTGATTCCTGTGGTCTCGTTGGCAGCGGTGACGGTCGTCGGCTCCAGAATGGAGAACAGCGACATCGCTTCCAGATTTCGCGCTTCGATTCCCATGGGTTACTCCTTTGGTTTGGGTTTAGATTCCCGCCCAGGCTTTGGAGCGGGCGGCTGCTCGGGATTGGATGGCTCCCTAGCGGGCGGCTGCTCGGGTGCCAGCTCTGCACGCTCGATCGAAATCAGTTCCCGAGCAGTGGCTTCAGAGAGAGATGCAATCTCCCCGGAGCGGAGATGCCTTCCTTCCGCCCAGCAATCACTTAGAATAAGAACATTCATAGATCATGTCCCAAGTGCAAATGAACCCGCACGACGGACGGCAACATCAACATCTTGATGCGCAGTCAGAATAATCTGACCGTTGGAACTCTGGGTATAAGGATCAACGATAACATCCAAGCCACCCCAGAACCCTACGAGGATTTCACTCGCAATTCCGAAAAACACATCATTCTGTTGAATTTCGTTAGACATTCGGAATGGGTAGCCATTCACGGTCCCGTCATCTCTCATGACATAATCAGATCCAGCCGCCGTGGCTCGGAGCGTCTGCTTGAGAGCGCCGCGCAAAGCCATGTTGCCAACATAGGTCATGCTTCCAATGTCCAGGTCTAGAGCCGTCAGAGCGGTCTCTAGGTCGACATAGTCTGCCCAATCTCCACAGTCATGTGTTCCCCCACCCAGTGCTAGTGGGAACGCTTTGCTCGTTCCGCCGCTGAAAGTTACGCCGCCAATGCCTGGAACATTCTTAATTCCAAGAGGTTGCGAATTAGTTCCAGACCCATAGGCAATTGCCTCGTCAATTCCGTCAGCAATAGCGGAGAACATGTCATTGCGAGTCAGGTTCTCCAGGTCGGCGGCTTGCATCATCCCGCGACGAGAGATTGGCACGCGAACGCCAATCGTACGAGGAAGCATGCTTACGGTACCAAACGTCAGACGAGATGGCGAAACATCGCTGTTTTCGCCGACCCAGTAATGCTGGGATCCAGTAAGTTGCCTACCGATGTCAATGTTTGAAGTCAGGCCAGTCAGCGTGGTAACACCTGCGTCGAGGAACGCGCTGCGTGCTCTAATCAGATCAATGAACTGAGCGTCGAGACGTTGCGTGCCAACAAGGGCACCGCCGCCAGCAAAATCACCAACGGTCTGACCAGGGGTCTCAGCAGCACTGAAAACTTCCCATGGGACGACAACTCCCTTTGCAGTTCGGTGAAACTGTTTGCAGGCTGCACGATCAACATCCAACTCAAACGCGGCCTTCTCTTTTGTCCTAGGATTAGGCTCCGCAAGATACTCGGCCAACGCCACAAAACTGTAACGCTTTCTTTCTTTTGGCGTTAAGCCAATCTCTTGGCCATAGCTATGCACCTGGCTGTTGTATTCCACCTTCTGAGGCCTGTTGCCAGTGATCACCTCAAACAACTGGGCGCGCACTTGATCAACCGTAGCGCCACTGTCGATGAACTCTTCGGCGCGGTCAACGCCAACCTGATTGCACAGACCGCGAATTTGCTTGCCTCGCTCGCGCTCGGCAGCTACGAGCGATTCTCGCTCGTTAACCTCCATAGCAAGAGGAGTCGGAGTTGGATCGCTCATAGCTTGATTGGGTTCCTGTAATGGCTCAGTGCTTAACATAGAAACCTCCCGAGAAGCGTTGGCCACCGGCTCAACATTTTCAGGAGCTGGCGTAAGCCTAATCAACGACTTAAGCGCAGCGGGAATTTTGGCTGTGTTTGAGAACAACCCTTCAGGCACCGCCATGGATCGAATCGAAGACGGAGAGGCAACCTCAGTTGCAAAACCAAAACCTAAAGCTTCTTCTGCCGTTAGCCAACTTTCTTGATCCATTAAGCTTTTAACATCTTCCATTGAAAGACCCGTCTTACTTGCATAGACTTGCGCATAATTGTTATTGATTCTGTCCATCAGATCCGCGTCTTTTCTCAAGTCGTCAGCACCGCCAACGCCAACTGTCCATGCATTATGAAGCATAAAGAAACTTGTGCTTGGCATCACTATCTCATCGCCAGCCATAGCAATAAGACCAGCAGCACTTGCCGCCGCACCATCGATTACCACGCGTTTATTTCCTTGGTGTCTACTTAGAAGTCCATGAATTGCTAAACCTTCAAATGAGTTCCCGCCAAAACTGAAGATGTTTATTTTTAGCGGAACGTTTTGACGGCCAACTAGAGCTTCTTGGATTTCTCGAAATGTAATATCATATCCGACTTCACCCTCAAGCGTCATCTCAACTGCGTTGCTGCCGTCCGCAGCAACAAACGATTTGATGTCAACAGCCATCGCAGACATAAACAACACTAGCCATAACTTAGGTAGTTACCTGCTCGGATGATCCTGGAGGTTGTTCTGCATTGGAGACCGTTTCATAAACTCCGTCTAAAACAACCGGCAAGCCAAGGCGCTTCCGTAACGCCAGCTCATACGCAATCTGTGCCCAAACATGTTCAAGATCTTCACCATAAGATTCTGCAATCTGATCTGCTGTACTCTGAAGACCAAGCCGCTGAGCATCGCGATAGGCTTCCATGTCCTTCGACGGATCGGCGCCAACCCATGTTCGAGCCTGCCATCTTGGTGTAAGAAACAAATCAGGATCTGTCCAGTAATTTCCAAACCTTGCAGTAGGTAGTTGGCCTGATAGCATTGCTGCTTTGAACCATTCTTCATATACTCTCTGATGGAAGAGCTGTATCAGTAGGCTTTGTATGACCTTAAACCAATCACGATCCTCTATTAAACTCATCCTAATACTTGTGTAGTTTACATCACTATAATCTCTTGAGTTAGTGCTGTAGTTTGTGCCGAAGCCAGAGCTAAATCTTCTTAGCATAGTCTTTAAGACTTCGCCAAACATTTGATCATCTTGTCCAAACTGTGGTGCAATTGGATCTTCTCCTGGTGCCAGTGTCACCCACTGACCAGGTGAAGATCGAGAGATCAGCTCTCCTGTGTCTTCTTCTTCATCAACCAACGCAGTCCCAATAGGCGCCACCCCATCATCATTTTTTCTGATAAAACCCAGCAGGTTGGCAGCCACTCGCTTTCTTGTCCAGTGGCTCTTCTCATACTCATTGATATTATGAAGCGTCGGCAAGACTGAAGCAAGCCAAGGCATTTCCCTGAGCTGTCCAATCTCCTGAGGAATAAAGACATGAATAATATCATTAGCGTCAACAAATACATGCTTTGGCTCGCCTCTTGCTGGGTTGCCATATTCTGTACTATTAGGATGGACCCTTAAGATTGCATACCTTGAAAGCCGGCCAGTTGCGCTGTCAATCTCAATACCAGCATGCCAGTAATGCCCAGGCTTCTGTGATACGCCATTATATTTCTCGTCTAGTTGTGATGTATTGATAAGCTGAAAGCATATCTGCGGAGCATCGGCCGGCATGCCAGGAGCGGCTTTACGAATGATCCTGACAAGCGCTCCACCATGAGATGGGAAAGCTCCTACAATGCTAAGCTCAAACTGATGGAAACTACTTCTTCCCGCAAGATCAAAACTACTAGGCCTACAAAACTTTCGCCATTCATCTTCTACAATTGCGTTTAATTCATCATCTTTTTCTAGCGTTGCTTGCGCTAGAATCAAGCGATCGACAGCCGTGTTAAGTTTTTCTCCCGCTTGCTCGCCGCTCTTTAACAGCGCAACCATGTCGCGCATGGCAGTCGACTTTGGACTGGATGCACCGGGCCGCCGGCCACCCAGAGGGATCTGCGCTCGCAGCTGGACACCTCTTGGCCCGATCACGTTGGTGATCAGCGACCGCCGTGCCTGCACCGCATAGGGATTACCCTGGGCCTGCCACCGCGCTTCAGCCCTGACACGCGCAAGCTCGGTGCGGGCTGCACCAGTGGGATCACTGTAGACTGCTGGCAAGTCACCCAGCAGACGCGCATCAAAGCCCATAAACGATCGCGCACCCTGGCCTAACCGGGCGCGTCCACGAGGGCCAGGGCCCCACTCCCACACAGCACGAGCAATCTGAGCCGCACGAGCAATGGCAGACGAGACTGGATTCACGGCACGAACCTCGCGAGAATCCGCCGTGATTTACCAAGAGCAGCTCGCTCTTCAGCGGCAACCTCTGCTTTCAACTGATCACGCCACTTAATCAAATCAGACAGATCAGCACGAGTCACTCGACGCATGCTACCTCCGCCTGATATAGTATATTCCTGCGGGCCATCGATGCTGGCCAAAAGCCTTATTGCTTCCTCGACTGATTCAAGATCACGCGCGGCTTGACTGCGATCGTCAAATGCAGGAGCGCTTCCAGTGAAAGCTAGACCCGGTAGTATACTGATCTGGCCTTGGCGAATTGTGGTAGTCTTGCCGTCCACAATGGCATTCACCTGCAGGCTCCAGACACCAGCAACCATGCCGGCAGTCACACTTGCCGGCAGGGTGAACTTCCAGCCACTCTCAGTGTCTACACCCTCCAGCCGGTGGCCCGATCCGGCAACCCTGGTGCGCAACCAGACGACTACCTCAGACGCATCATCAGGCGCATCCTCCAGCCACTCGAAATCATCACCCTGGTAGAATTGCATTACAAGATCTGATCAATCCATAACCTAGTGACCGCCTATAGAAGCCAGCCTGCTGCGGCGTTTCTTTGGCTTCTCTTCGCTTTCTGAATTGCTATCCTTAGGCCGTGATGATGCCAGCAACTTCTCTAGCTGCTGCCACATGGTCGCACGATCGTAACCCCTACTCACTAGCAACATGGCAGCATACGCCATCCGTGAGCAGTCGCCCGCTTCATCCCTTGCTCCAACAGGGCAGTGCCAATAATAGCTTACCTGTCCCTTCCGACGTTCTGGCTTGCGCTTCCATGGAAACAACTCCGACAGGAATTGATCTGTCGAACATTGCCCAAAGTGCAGGTATCCAGGGCCTGGTTGCTCTACGCGTAGACGGCCTTGCCAGTGGTTTATGCTAGTCTCAGTGCCGACAAAATAGAGCGTTACACCCCTAGACATCCTAGTCTCCGGCTTGTTCTTTCGGTTAATATCTACTGCTACACCTTTGCCCAGCAGAGGCTTGCCCTTCTGGTTTGCCCCCTTCATTGGCACCCACCTTCCACTCCGTGGCCGGCACCACTCGCGAACCTCCTGGGTTGCTAGTCCTCCATCGTCGATTCCCCCTCGGGCCATCTGCAGCTCTGCACCGTCCTCTCTCTTCCACTTCCTCGCGGCAAACTGGTCCAACTGGTTCAGCGTCTCAGCCTGCTGGGGATCACCATCGATCTCCCAATGCCCCAGGTGCCAGCCTTCCTCGCCAATGCCCCAGCCCCACATGGTCACCACCAACCGCTCGGCGAACGTCCC